CAATTCTTTTTTGGTTCCACTACGGAGGGTTAATTGCTATTTAAATGTATTCCTATTGTCGCGCGTGAATGGGGGATAGAGTTATAGTGCGCTGTTTTAACAGAATGGATTCCTGGTGCAGTAACCCTATGCTACGCGCTGGTGGAGCCTGGCGGAAAAGTCTGACGTATCGGCGATGCGCTGACCAGGGGTTATAGCATAGAGTAAGGGGCTACCTAGCTGAGTGATCCTTACTCTGTGAATTCATTGGCGGTGGTAAATACTATTTGGGATTTTGATAGGTCGAATCCGTGTGAGATGTTCCAAAAGTCGAAATGTCCCACTGGAGTTTTTTGTCCGATTTGTCACGATATGCGAACCCATTACTTACGGTAATAATAACTCAAAGTAATCGATAACTTAGCGTAACTATATCGATGGGCGTCAATAGTTATTGCAATTACTATGCGTAACTAGATCGATGATCATGGATCCAAGTGCAGGTCAGTGCAGGAAGTGCAGGCAAACACAACTGCACTATCTTCGAACCTCGCATAATGCAGTATAGAACGCCTGCACTTCCTGCACTGACCTGCACTGAACGCCCCCCTCCCCCCTATTATATTCAATGCATACCCCCCGGGGCATAAAGATAGGCCGATCCCTATACCATTCGGAATAAGAATCGGCCTACCTATTACTTGAGGGTCAGATACCTATAGCCCCGAATACCATCAAGCGCCGTAGGGGTAATTGGGTTGTTGCTAATGTCAGTCGCTTGGCAGGGTACCTAATTAGGTTAGCTAATTGTTAAGTAACCTAATTGTTAACACGCATAAGAAAACCCCCGATCGCTCAGGGGCTATCTTATTCAGCGCTGGGTAGCTGCTGCCTCAGCCTGCCTCACAGCGACCATAAACTCCGTAGCCACTCCTGCCCACTCCCCTAGGGCTTTAATCTCGGCAGCGGCTTTTACAGCCTGTGCTACGCGCTTCTCAGTCTCGCTCATCGGTCCGCCACTACCTTCCACGTAAGGGTGTTACCGGGGGTGGCCCTGAGGTAATCCATCATCTCGTGGTGCATCTGTGCGACCTCTGCCTCAGTAACTCCCTTTACTGCTGGGAAGGCTGTAGATCCCTCTGTGGTTTCGATTGTCGCTAGGACTGTGTATAGCTGCTGCATCTGCTTCCCTCTCTCTTGCTTATGTACCAAGCCTAACACACATTACCTAGGAATGCTATTCCCCAAATTCATATGGTGAAAACCATTCCCCAAATCAATTCAAACAATCATGGGGAATACTATTGCGGAATGGCTTCCAGCCCATTAAGCTATTGATATAAGCAAACGAGAGAGGGAGACGGAAATGAACAAGGTTAGCGCAGTCAAGGGAATTGCAAAGGTCTACTTCTTCGGAGCAATCGCCATTAGCTTTATCCACCTAGTTGCTGCCGCTAGGAAGGGCGGGCTTACCGGGTACGAGGCATACAGCGTTCCGTTCATGATCGACGGAATCGCAATCGTGGGTCTGATCATGCGGGGTACGGAGTTCAGCAAGTCAACACGGGAGATTGGCTACCGAGTGCAGCTAGGGGCGGGAGTGCTTAGCCTTGCAGGTAACGTGTTCGCCGCGGAGAACGTAGGCGGGGCGGTATACGGGGTAGCTATCGTGGCACTGTTCCTGCTGGCAGAGTGGCTCAGCGACCGGATCGAGTCGGTGCAGGTGGACACCAAGGCGGACGCCACGACCAAGCGGCAGGCAGCAGCTCAGAAGGCAGCAGCCACCCGTAAGCGGAACGCAGCCCAGGCCAAGCGGGTAGTCAAGGCAGCAGAGCAGATGATCCGATAGCTAGCTAGAGAGCAGCCCCTACGGGGGCTTTCTCTATGCCCTCTTTTTGATACGTTTCAAAAACGTCGGACGTATCGGCATGCTAATCTGCCCGGCTATGGAGAGAATGACACCGGATGTGCGCAGGGCACTCATTCATGTAATAGCCACACGCGAGGGTACAGCGGCTCAGATTGCAGACTGGTATGGCACCACGCCCGCATTCCTGAAGACGTTTGTGCAAGAGAACCATGCAGCTATTGAGGCTGAGGCACGGCGGCAGACAGTACCTGAAGATGCAGCAACCGTAAGCCCCGCCGACCTAGACAGCTTGTGGATTACCAAAAAGGTTGAGCGCCTCACGCGGCTACAGACCATTGCCGATGCGACCTACGAAGGAATTCAAAATGGCACGTTCCATTCAGGGGCTGACATGGCCATGGCGGTAAGGGAATTCCGCTCATACCTCATGCTTGCGGCTAATGAATTGGGGCAGCTATTGCACCGGGGGTCTGGAGAGAATGCAGATGGCGACACGCTCAGCGTGAACATTGCTGGAGTGGACATGGAGAACCTGCGATGATCAAATTCAGATGGCGGAATGGGCGCCTCTATTTCAGGTGGTTCGGTTGGCGTGGATGGTGCTGGATCGGATTGCATTTTCTATGTGAAGACTTCCGTAAGGATGGCTACTGCTGCCCTTGTGGGAAGAACTATCTATGGAATGAGTCGATCCGATGAACGGCACCGTGTTAGAGCACGAGTACTCACCACGTGGTGGCTGTAAGGAAGTATTCGATTACCGTGGCGAGGAAGTACTGATCAGTGGCCCTGCGGGTACAGGCAAGAGTCGAGCCTGCCTCGAAAAGGTATTCGCTATGTGCCTACTCACTAAAAATACGCGTGCGCTCATCTTGCGTAAGACGCAGCGATCCCTAGGCTCTACTGCCCTGGTCACCTGGCGGAACTTTGTAATCAAGGAAGCACTAGCTACTGGTGACGTTGTTTACTATGGCGGTAGTCAGCAGGAGGCGCCGCAATACAGATTCAAGAATGGCAGCACAGTTACTATTGGTGGACTGGATCAGCCGACACGAATCATGTCGTCCGAATACGATGTGGTCTATGTGCAGGAAGCTACGGAGATTAGCGTTACCGATCTTGAATTCATTAAGACGCGACTACGTAACTGGCGTACGTCATTCCAGCAACTGATTATGGACTGCAACCCTGCCGGCAATAAGCATTGGCTCAAGCTGAGGTGTAACGATGGAATCTGCACGCTCATTGAATCTCGTCACGAAGACAACCCCCGACTATTCAATGATCAGGGAGAAGTTACAGAACGAGGCGCGGCGTATATCAAGATTCTCGACAACCTCACGGGAGTCAGATACAAGAGGCTCAGATTGGGCCTATGGGTATCGGCTGAGGGAATCGTATTCGAAGAGTTTGATCCCGCAGTGCACGTGCTGCCATGGGACCTTGATGCGGATGGAAGCCGCTTGCCTCTACCTGCCGAGTGGCCTAGGTACTGGGCAATCGACTTCGGTTACCGTCACCCGTTTGTATTGAAATGCTACGCGCATGACACTGAGGAAGACGTTCTGTATATGTATCGAGAGATCCATTACACGCAACGCCTCGTGGAAGAACACGCAAGCCAGATCATGAGCCTAGTGACCAAGGAAGTTACTACGGAATGGTATGACCATTTCAATAAGGTCACGCGTACTCGGGTGGATGTTGAGTGGATCGAGCCTAAACCTGATGCCATCATTTGCGATTGGGATGCAGAGGGGCGAAAGACATTTGAGAAGCACACGGGGCTAGGTACGCAGCAGGCGATTAAGTTTGTAAGCGACGGTATTGATCTACACAAGGCTAGGTTGAAGACAGACGCTGATGGCCTAGCGCGGTTCTACCTAATGGAAGATGCGCTAGTGGAGCGTGACCCGTACTCAGTGGAACACTTACTACCCACATGCACAGAAGAGGAATACGCATCATATGTGTGGAAGGTTTCCACTGATGGGCATGTGCAGGATGAGCCTGTGAAGATTGATGATGATGGAATGGACACAGATCGATACATGACGATGCATCTGGATTATAAGGGTAAGGCTCGTGTTACCATGGTCGACGCATAACTTGATCTTGAGAGGATGAGGCAATGACTACCGAAACTATGCCTAGCCTAGGCCAGTTTGCGCTAATGAAGATTGCTAGCTACACAAGCAATAGAGCCAAGCGAGCAAGCAACACTAGGGAAGCCTATCGCGTTAATGCGGTACTCAGTTCTGTCATTAGGGTAGTGCTGCATCTCGCTGGTTTTGGTTTGTTGACAATGGCGGGTTTTCAATGGAATATCATCGCCGGATTGATCGTTGCGGGAGTTTCCTGTTTCGCACTTTCGACGCTGATGGCTTCAGGAGGTGGCGACAATGCGGCGGTAAGCCGAGCGCCCGACATGCGGAGAGGCTAGGCGGTAAATGAAAGATCTACTAAGTACCGTGTTGGGTGGGGCTCGCAGGGCGGCTAATCTAGCTCCAGTGCCATACGCCAGCAGCAGAGGTTCGTTGTTCGCCAGCAGTGAATCTGATGTCGACATTGCGCAGCAAGCGTTTGATGCTCATGGTTCCGTCGGCACACTGTTCGCCATCATCGACCAAATCAGCAGGGCAGTCAGTGCCACCGAATGGCACCTCTATCGGCGTACTTCAGTGCGAGATAAAAAGCGTCGGACGGAAGTGCTAAACCACGGATTCATGACGGTGTGGGATCGCCCAAATGAATTCTATACGGGTAGCCTGCTACGTCGCACAGTGCAAATGCATTTGGATCTAGTTGGTGAAGGTATGATCATCCTGAATAAGGTTGGTAATATCGTCATCGAAATGTGGCCAGTACGCCCTGATCGTATGGTTCCGGTTAAGCACCCAACCAAATTCCTTACCGGCTGGATCTATACCAACGGTGCGGAAGAGGTTCCACTCACGCTCGATCAGGTAATCCAGATCAAGTACCCGAATCCGGCCGACCCCTACCGGGGGCGTGGGCCGGTGCAAACGGTATTGGCAGATATCGATGCAGCAAGGTACTCGGCAGAGTGGAATCGTAATTTCTTCATCAATGGTGCAGCGCCAGGCGGCATCATCAAGGTTGACTATCGCATGTCGGACAACGAATTTAATGCATTTGTTGCACGATGGCGGCAGCAGCATCAAGGTGTAGCTAACGCTCACCGCGTGGCTGTATTAGAGAATGCAGAGTGGCAAGATACGAATTTTAGCATGAACGATATGCAATTCGTAGAACTGCGCAACCTCCCGCGTGAACTCATTCGGGAGGCGTTTGCATTCCCTAAGCCGATGCTAGGAACAGTTGACGATGTCAATCGTGCCAACGCGGCGGCCGGCAAAGAGATCATGGCAGAAGGTCAGACCATTCCGCGGCTTAGGGATTGGAAGGATGTAATCAATACCTTCTTGCTCCCTCAGTTTGCTAATGGTAAATCACTAGAACTTGACTTTGATGATCCGACTCCAGTCAATCACGAAGATGCGGATAGGGAACGTAATAGCCAATGGGCAGCGGCGCGTAATGGCGTGCTGTCTGGCTACGATCCGGCGGGCGTACTTGACGCATGTGGACTACCTAGAATCGACTGGGTAGGCATTCCAGCGGTTACGTCGGTTAGTCAAGTTGAAGAATCAGATCAGCAAACGCAAGACGCTTAAGGAAGGGAGGAAACCTAATGATGCCTCAGCCCGGTATACGGGCACTGAACCTGCAAAAGGTTCGGTTGCTCGACCGCCTAGCGAATGTTAATCCAACACTAGCTAATGAGATTCGTAATACGAAACTCGACTGGTTTAGGATTCGAACGCGCAATGCGGCCGAGGAAGAGCCACTAGAGGAAATGCCGGAGATTGATACCGGTGATGCTCAGGTGGGCGAGGTTTATATTTACGATGAGATTGGTGGATCGTTCGGTGTTGGTGCCGTCGACTTTATCAATCAGCTAAATGAAATCGATGCGCCTGAGATCACGATCCGGATTAACTCACCGGGTGGAATGCTGATTGAAGCTATTGCAATGGCTAGTGCTATTGCGCAGCACCCGTCACATATTACCACTCGGGTAGATGGCATTGCCGCTAGTGCTGCGTCAATCATTGCAATCTCAGGCGACACGTGCGAGATGATGGATGGCTCGCAGCTTATGATCCACCGTGTCATGTGCGGTATGCAGGGCAATGTGGATGACTGTCGCGAAACCATGGCCTGGCTCAACGAGCAGGATATGAACGTTGCCAGCATGTACGCCAAGCGCACGGGTATGTCGTCTGAAGAGTGCCTAGCACTGATGAAGGCGGAAACATGGATGTTCGCTCAGGAAGCAATTGACTTGGGTCTAATGGATTCCATGTATACCCGCCTGAAGCAGGCTGGCGCATTCCCGCCTGAGACAGATGATCCGGAAGAGCCAGACGGCGACGAACCGGAAGAGCCTGGTGCGGATGAGCCAGATGCTGAAGAGGTAGATGAGGATGAGGTTCTCAATTCTCTAATGCATATGTCGCATCGTCTAACCAACCGTGGGTTTAAGTACCTAGGGCGTAACAAGGCACCTAAGCCTGCGAAGGCAAATAGCTTTGCTGATCTAGTTGACGCGTGGAGGTAATTCGATGCCTAAAGTGATTCCCGTTCCGAAGACTACGGAAGAGCTGCATGAGCAGCTTACCGATCGCGCCACCATGAAAGAGATTATGGGGGACCCTGAGCGGTTCGCCGACCACATGGAAGCGGCGGTTAATGCTCGGCTTAAGGCTGACCCGGGTCTGGAATCTCAGCCTAACGAGCAGGCTGAGAAGTTCATGATTGATTGGCTCCGTAACCACCAGGATGGTACGGACGCTATCGCTCATCGGCTCAACCTAGACAACCCGAATGCCCGTGCACGTATTCGGCCGAACACGGTTTATAACAAGAAGGCGCTAGGCGCGGCGCATGACAACATGTTCAGCAATCCTGCTGAATTCATTCACTCGATTTCTAATCACGCTTTCAAGAATGCAGATCTCTCGCATAAGCTGGAGACGCTGCGAAATGACCTTTCTTCGGTCAAGCCTTCTGATGGTGGCTTCCTCATTCCTGAGGTGCTACGAGCGGAACTGCTTCGTGTCTCGCTGGAGACTGCGATTGTACGTTCCCGT